ACCCCAACACGTCGGCGTTGCCCGTGCCGAACATCACCAGCCCCGCACCAACCGCAGGCATCACAGACACTTCAAAGTCCCTTTTAGTCACCTTCGAAGAGACATCAAACAGCCCTTCAAACGCTGCCATAAAGTCTCTGGAAGACGCTGCGCTCAGATCGCTTGGCAGGTCAAACAGGTTGCGCAAAGAATCAGCCAGCAGGCGGGGCTCTCGCACCAGCGCATTCAGGCCATCGCGCAGCGCCTGGTAGTTGCCAATGATCGTGTTGCTGAAATCACTCACCCCGGCGGTCACTGACTTGATCTGACCCCACACCCCCGCTACTGATTCAGTAATACGCGCCACCACCCGGTCTGCCGCCCAGCCAGGCTTGCCTGAAAGGTCAAACGATGACGCAAACGCATCTGCACTTGCTTGCTTGGCCAGCTCCGCCTTGCGAAAAGACTCCTGTGGCGTGTTAACCACTCCAGTCGGATACCGCCTGGTCTCGGCTCGCACAAAGGCCAAATCAAACCGCGCCATGCCGCCCTCGGCCGTGGGGTTTTCTTTGATCGTGAACTTGCCCGCCACAAACACCCTGATGGAGCCCGCAGTCGGGTGCACCAACACGCCTTCACCAGTCAGCACCGAGCGCAGTTTCTCGCGCTGATCAATGTAGTCATCACCAATGACATAGGCACTGAACTTGATTTCTTCCACCGCCTCGCCCATGCGAAACACTGTGGGCAAGTCCTGAAACGGATACTCGCGCAGCACTACGTTGTCCCCGGCCGACACATCAATGCTGTCTACCTGGAACGGCACATCCCGAAAACTGGCCATCTGCAATTGATCAACCCAGCTCATGGTTTGAACCCTCCAGGGTTGGTGTTGCCGGGGTTGATGCGCACCAGCGACAGCGGCCGCATCACGCTGGGCGTCGCGCTGACGCGCTCATCGGTCACACGCACGTCGATGGCCAACGTGCCTTCACCCACCTTCACCTCTGTCATTCGACCAGCCGCAAGCTGCGTCGGCATCGCACCTGGTGCGGTCAAGGTCAGCATGTCAAGGCCAGGCACACCGCCAAACGCCGGATTCAGGCCCGCAGAACGCATGACCACGCTGGTCGGCAAATACTGCGTGCGATCTGCCTGGCGATCCTGAGGTGACTTCTTACCCCACCAATCCGACAGCGCACTGCCACCTGCACCCAGGGCAGCGGTTCCGCCCGCCGCGCCCAGCGCTGCCAAAACCCATGGTGCGGCAAGCCCGCCGGTAAATATCGTTGCCCCGGCTCCAGCCACGGCACCAGCCGCAGTCAACCACGGGTGGTTTGATGCCCAGGATGCCGTACTCGCTGCACCCCCTGTCACCGTCTCACCGAATCCACCCACCATGGCCCCCTGCGTATTCACCCCAACATCCAACATCTTCCCGTAGCCAGACGCCTTGACATCTTTCAGGTTCTTGGCAAGCTGATCGCTGCTCTGCGCCGTCTGACCACGCTCCATCATCTTCAGCAGGTTCGGGTCTTTGTCCGTGTCGGGCGCATCTATCGAGTTCATCATTTCGCGCCAGAAAAGCTGCGTGTAGTGCTCTCGAATGCCCGCCTTGCCCATGTTGAATGGGTTATCCAGGTGTTTGGCTTTCATGGCCCGCGCCAACTCGACGATGCCGTCCACACCGCCTTCCCCCTTGAAGTTGCCCTGATCGTCAAAGTAGTCGGTCACTTTGATGCCAAAGCCAGCCAGTCCACCCGCGCCCTTTGAGTGCTTTTTGCCGTCCAGCCCTGTCATGTGTGGCGTGGTAATGTGTGCCAGACCTTCCGAGATGATGGTGGTCACTTCGCTGGGGTTGGTCACCGTGGCGTTGCGCATCATGCGTTGCGTCAGCGCCCCCATGAAGTTCAACCCGCGCTCACCCTTGATGCCCACGGTTTTGGCAGCATTCAAAAATGCGGGTGCCTGGCGCGCCATGTCCATAGTCTCAAAGCGCCCACTTGTGGCATGGCTGTAAAGCATGTCCAACATCGCTGGCACACGTTCCTCTTTCACGCCCGACTTGGTGACCATGTCAAACACCAGGTCGGCGATCTGATCTGGTGTGGCATCAAACACCTGCGCCGCATTGGCCACAGTTGGCGTCAGCTTGCGGATGGAGTCCATCTTCAGACCAGCATTGGCAAGCCTGAATTGCGCCCTGGCCACGTCCAGCGGCTTATTCAAACTACTCTTGGACAGCCCAAGGGCATCATCCCGCAGCGTCTTGACATCACCATCGCTGAGCTGCGCATTGAACTTCATTTTCAACTGCAGCTTCTCAAACTCCATGTTGTCATCGAATGCAGTGCGCGCCAGATTCGCAGCTCCAGCATAGGCAGCCAGTCTTTGCACGTCCTGCATCAGCGTGCCGGTTTTTCCGCCACCAGCGGAACCTCCATCAGCCAGCGGCCTAGACAAAATCTCCCGCAACTTTGACGCACTGGTCACCGTCTGGTCAATTTTTGTCTTGATGGAATTCAGGAAGGTGATTTGCTGGCTGCTGCCCAGCCTGCCGCCGATCCGCACCATGGAGCGATCCAGGTCATTGAATTTGCTGGTGGTGCCCGTTATGGCCCCCTGCAGTTTCCCGATATTCCCCTGGGAAATGACCACCTCTTTTTCCATCCCCTTCAGCGCACCAGTGGTCTTCTCGGTCGCCTGACGCATGGTCTGCTGCGCCTTCTCCATCAGCTTGGCTTCTTCGGTGGCACGCCGACCAATGTCACTCACCAGGTTGATGGTGTATTTCAGAGTCAACTGAGTCATGGCGGTTTACCCCAGCTTGGCCAACTCAGCCTGCATTGCCCGAAGCCGCGCCAGAGGCATCTGTTCCAGTGAAATCGGCGAGCAATGCAGGGCCAGACTGAGACTGAGCAGGAGCCTGTCCCACATCAGCAGCCTGGCCCTCACGCTGTGGGGATGTTTGGACCGCTTGGGTTGGTGCACCGCCAGACACGATCCGGTCAAATTCCTCCGGAGTGATATTGCCGTACCGCACTTCGGCCGCTAGAGATATCAAGAACACCCGCTGCTCGATCAGCCCCAAGTCATGCGAGCTGAGCTTGCCCACCAACTCCAGGTCAATCATCGGCTGTGGAATCTTCTGGCCATCGCAGATAAACGCCTCGATGTGGCGCACCGTCATGCCAAACTGAAAATCAGCGTCGCTCACCAGCAGCTTGTGCACACCGCCCACCAGCACCACACGCTCAGCCTGGCGCTGGGCTATGCGCTCATCAGCCACATTGGTTTCGCGCAGCTTCACCACGCGGTATTTCAGGGTCTTGCCCTGGCTCTCGGTCGGAAGACCGTCCACCAGAGTCAGGGTGTAGAGATCGTCAATGTGTTTACTTTGTGTGTCCATGGCACCGACTGTGCCGGGCCAGACCCAAAGCGTCACGGTGAAACACTTCACCAAATGAAAAAGGGGCAGGTGATTAGCCTGCCCCTTAGTACCCTCGCTGGGCCCGCCCCCGGACTATTTGCGCACGGGGTTCAGGTGGTTATTCCTCAACTTGCACCAAATCGCAAACTTACAGCCATTGCGGCGCTGCCCGCACGTTGAACGTCACGTCCACCGACCCGCCGCCAATCTCGCCCATCTGTCCAAAGCTGCAATTGGTCATCAGCACCCGTCGACCGCTTTGCGCGTCACGCGCTGTAATCTGCACGCCGATAAAACCAGCATAGGCAGCCGGGTTCACGGCCGGGCCAAACTGAATCTTGCATTTGAAGAGCGTCGGCACCCGTTTGCGCTTGTCAAAGTCGTCGCCGCTGGCACTGGGCACCACCTCATTCTCAAACCGAGCCGCACCGCTCAGCAAGCCGGTGCCATCCTCAAACGCAATCGGCTTGCCGTCCACCACGATCTGGTCGATGTGAAAGAGCAAATTGTCTGTTCCTGCCATGTCTTTCTCCTGGAGTATGTTGGGTTACCGATCAGGCTCAAACCTGTCCGGCTACCGGGTAGCTGCTGATTTCGGTCTGGTAATGCTGTGTCACGATCACCGGCTCATCCTGCACTTTGAGCTTGCCGTTGGGGCCATCCACCTCAACCACCAGGGTTTTCTGGTAGTAGTCCATGTTCTGGCACAGCCCGGCGTCCATGAACAGCTTGTACAGCCCGATCATGATTTCCTCACCCAGCTGCTTGGTCATGATCTTCTGGCCCGGAATTGGGTCGGTGATGTACTGGGCAATCTTGAACCCCTGGTATTTGGTCTGGAACTCAGTCACGCGGAACCACCGGTAGTAGCTCATCGTCTTGATCCAGGCCAGCTCGGCCATGCTGCGGTCCGCCGCGCCTGAAGTCGTTTTCTTGTAGTTCGTCACCATGCGCAGCAAGGTGCCGCTGTAGTCCGAGGCGATCTGCAACGGGCTGCCACCGGCCACCAGCATGTTGTTGAGCTGGTCAACGGTCCAGTGCTGCCCCTGGATCGGCCCCTTGTAGCCCACCAGTTTGATGCCGGTGGCGGGTATGGCCGGATCAATCGCGGCCTGGCTTTCAATCGCCGCACCAGCCGCTGCCGCCACTTCCCACGGGTTGGTGCAATCTTTGGTGGTGGTGATGGTGTGCACGTGGGGGCTGTTGCGGGTGCTCAGCCAGGTCGTGTTAGCCGCCTCGGTGCCGCGAATGGCGTTGATCACCGTGCCATCCTGCATGTTGTTGGCCAACCAGCGCGCTGCCAGCTCGGTCTCCAAAATGGCCATGTTGGTGCTATCGGTGAATGGCACCACAATCTCAGTCGCACGATACAGGTTCATGGCGTTGATCAGCGGCGTCACATCCGGCGCAGCTGCCCCGCCCGACATGGCTGGCACTGTCACGATCAGACCGTTGGGCAGACGATCATCGGTGTAGTAGGTGGTGCGCAGGTCAATGTCATTGCCTGTGGGACCACCCCAGCGGCAGGTGAGCTTGCACTCATACAGGTTGGCCGTGGCAGCGGCAGTCACCGGCAGGGCCGGGTTGGCATTGATGGCATTGATCAACTTGGTCGCCACCGTGTTGGCGGTGTCGGCTGTAGATACACCTGCGCTCACACGCTCGCCACCCACATATAGCGGCACCTCGCCACTCATGGCCAGGTTACCAGGTGGCGTGATCGCAATGATGCTGGTGGCGGCCACGGCCGAGCCGTTGGGCGCAATCGCAAAACAATCAATCGGCAGGCCCAAATCGGCATTGGCTTTGGCATCACGCCACATCGCCACCAGCATGGAGCCCTCGCCAAACAGTGCAATCGCATCAGCTTCGGTGGTCACCGTGACCAAGGTGTTCAGCGGAACACTACCGGTCGACAGTTTGTGACCCACCAGCGTCACCCGTCGTTGCATGCCACGTAACCCACGGATGGCGCGTGAAAAATCAATCTTGGACGCGACAAAGGGCACCAAAAAGTTTAAAGAAAGCAGGTTGGGTAAAGACATGTTGTTGTTCCGTTAAAGGCAGTTTGAATGGGGTTTTGGCGCGGTTTGAAGCGGTTTCAGACCAGCGTCACATCACCGTCCTGCAGGCGGCGCAGCAGCGTGATGGTCACCGTCACCGGCGTAGCCACATCAGGCTCAAAGTAAGCATTGGTTTCGTTGTTCACCAGCATGCAACCGCTGGCCACCTTCACCAGCACCTGCGTGCCCAGTGCGGGTGGTGCTACTGGGGTTTCAATCTTCAAATCAGTCTTGGCCATGGGTCACCTTTCAGGTTTGTATAAATTTCACGTCTTCTGTCACCACCGGCACCACGCCCGTGTCCGCAGCATCGGCAGGCACGGTGCCGCCCCGTGTGTTGTCCACAATGTCCACCGCCAACAAGTCCCACATCTGCTCCATCGGCACCTCAGGCTTCACGCACTGCTGCCAGTCCACCAGGAACAGCGCCTGGCCTGCTGCGTCCAGCGCACGGCCGTACAGGTTTTCGCAAGTGGCATCGGCTTCCAGTCCGGCTATCGTCACCGGCAGATTGGCATTTGCCGCCTCGCGCATCGGCTCCCACTGGCGCATCACAATGCCCAGGCGCTCAGCCAGCAGCATCGCCCCGGCCATGCGCTTGTTGCGGTCCGCATGCTTGAACACGACAAACGCTGCCAGGCGCACCTTCTTGGCATGCCTGCCACTCAAACGGCAGTCACTGTCTGCCGGTTGCCAGCCCTGCACCGTCACAAAGATGGCCGGGCAGTTGTAGCTTTTGAACGGAATCTCAGCCGCCGAGAACTCACCCGCATACGGCTGCACCGTGGCCACCTCAGCCTTGGTGAACTTGGCCCGCACCCGTGCCACCACCTGGTCAAGAAGAATCGTCGCGCTCATCGGGCGTTCTCAATATCTTTGATGGACTGCGTCACGATGTACCCGATCTGCAGCTCATGCCTGATGGCAATGCCCATCACTGGCCGCGCTTGCATGCGAAACCGGTGGCCCGTGCGCCCAGTCTCACCACCAGAGTGGTGAATGCGGGCATACACGCTGTTGGACCCAACCTCCAGTCCAGCCCGAACGAGGTTGAACGTGTAGCTGTCATAAAGATGGTGATCCTTGATCAGCGTCTTGCCTCGACGCTTGATGGCGGCCTTGCTCTGCGGCATAGGAGAGCCGTCAAACAGCCTTTGCCCGTCCAGGTTGTCCTGAATATCGCCCACCATGAACTCACCGATCTCGCGGCGCGCCTTGGTCCACTCCTGCCGGGCAGACAAACGGGCCAGATGACGGAGCAGCGGCCCGTCACCGAACGTCATCTCCATGCGTGTGCCGCTCACTGCCCACCTCCAAAGCTGCGCCAATCAAACATGCTCACAGCCTGTCCAGTGCGTACCCGCCCAGTTGAGGGAACCGTTTCACCAGTGGTCCCCACCAATTGCGCCCGCCCGGCCTGCACATCTTTCAACCAGGCGCGCCATTGCTCAAACGCCTTCTCCATTCGCTCAGTCGCGTTGTCAGAGTCATCGGCCAACCCGAACCGGGCCAGAGCCAGGCAGCAATCTTCCAGAACGCCAGCATTGGCATCGCCCACCGCCAGCGGCAGGGTCACCGCGCTGCGCAGGTAGCCATCCATGAAGTTGCTGCTGACCACCAGCTGGCGGTTCAGTCTGGCCAGCGCCGCATTGGCCACATCCTTGTCAGCCTGCGCTGGCGTACCTGTCCAGGAGCCACCCAAGCTGAATGCAACAGCATCCGCCAACAACTGGCTGGTGAGCGTGTTCTGCTCATCAGCCAGCAGCTGGGCGGCGTCATCCAGGCCGAACTTCTGGATGTACTGGGATGCGGTTGCGTAAGGCATGCTGGTTTAGGCCTCGGCAGCAACGGTCTTCAGCTCGACCGCTTTCACACCCAGCAGCGGCGCGGCCTGGGTATCGGTCAGCTCCAGTTCGTCGCCTGCGTCTTGGCCGGGGCCATATTTCACCTGGTCATGCTCGATCAGGGTGATCGCCTTGTAGGTTTTTGTGGGCAAGGCCGCATCGTTAACTTTCTTCGTTGCCATACTGAATCTCCGATAGATTGAAAAAGGGAACAGGTGGCACGGGGCGAAAACCGCACCGGGCCACTGATACGTCGGCGGCTTAAGCCACCACGTTCTGGAAGAAGTAGCCCAGCGCCGGGGCCGAGATCACTTCCTTGACTGACTCACCCACCCGTGCGCGCTCACTGCCACGCAGGCCGCTCTTGGGCTCTGGCAAACTGCCCGCTACACGTGTGCCCCACTGGCCGGTAAAGCCCCAGGTCGGCTGGCTGGCTTGTGCGGCCTCCGGGTCGATGTACAAAAACGCAGCGTGTTTGCCCCACACACGCTGGTTGTTTACCGCCTGGCCCTTGCGTGCCGTGTTCACAAAGCCTGCTCCCACCAGCACCTGCTGCACCTCCAGCACCTCGGCCAGTTGGGCACGCGTTACCGTGCCACGGGTCTGAGCCGTGCCATACACCGCCTGCACAATGGCCGGGTGCTGACGCAGCTTGGTAAATGCAGCCTGCCCAAAGGTCGCCACATTAGGCCGATATAGAGGGATGTCCAGCGCCGCCAAGATCGCGTCCAGTGGGTTGCTGTTCGTGAAATCGCTCCACTGGCTCGTGCCGCTCAGCGTCGCGGTGTTGCCACCATAGTTGGCCGCATTGAATACTTTGCCAGCCACCCGCACCTCGCGGTCCAGCAACACCAGCTTTGTCAACAGCATGGTGCTGATGTCCAGCGGGTTGATCGGCCCACCGCGCTCTGGTTTTTGCATGCTGGCCCAGGCTTCAATTTCGTCATTGGGCACCACGTCGTCCAGGCCAAAGTCCTGCGTTTCATCGTTGATCAGCGTGCCGGTGAAATCCACCTCGGTCGGCGTGCTCTTACGACCCACCAGCGTTTGCGGAACGGTAAAGCCCTGTGCAAGGTCATATGAGCTGTAAGAGAACTTCTTGGCCACCGGAATGCGCGGCATCACCTGGTCAGCGATCAATGTCACAGCCGGGTTGCTGTACATCATCGCAATTGCCGTCATCGTCGGGTTGACGGGGAACGAAGTCGTTGCCATAGGTTGTTACTCCAGAAAAATGGGTTGCTTAAGGAAAATTCAGTCGGCTGGCTTATCAGCCCTGCATCAGACCCGGCTCAATCGAGTACCGGATCACGTCGCCTGCGGCACTGGCCGACTCATCGGCAAAGCCTGCAATGCGCGCATTCACACCCGCTGCTGGTGCCGCTGTAATCGCCCGGCCAGAGGCATCAGACGTGATGGGCGACCCGCGCACAATCGCTGCACCGGCTTCCACCCAGCCAATGCCCGCCCGGCTCACGTCCTGGCGCTCCCCGATGGCCGCGCCAGACTCCATGCAACTACCAATGATGAAATCGGTCGAGGCAGATGCTTGCAAAATGCCTCGGTCGGTAGCGCCATACTTCACCAGACGGTTCACCACAATCGCACCTTCTGCCAGGTGATTGGTGACCAACAAAATATTCGACATGGGTTACTCCAGAAAAATGGGGTTGAAGGGGATGTCAGGCGCGACGGCCAACATGAGCCACGGCTTCCGCCACGCTCACGGTCACACCTTGGTCGGCCTGCTCTTTCATGTAAGAGCGCGCTGCATCGGCCAAGGCACCAGCGTTATTGCTATCCACACCAGGCGCGTCGTCAGCAGCCACTTGCTGGCCCAGCTTCACCAGTGGCTTGCGTGCGGCCATGAAATCAGCAAAGAACTGCGCAGGCGTCTTTTTGACCTCGCTCTTGTCACTGGCGCTGAAACTGAACTCACCACCGGCACCGCTTTCCAGCGACCCCATGAACTCAGCCAGGCCAGCCTCCTCAGCCGGGGTTACCAGTCCTTGGGCCTTCCAACCGGTGATCTGTGCACCAATGCGCTCAGCCTGGCGCTCACCGCGCAACTTGGTCAACTCGGCCTGACTGGCCGCAAAGTCGGCGGCCGCCTTGTCCTCGGCTTCTTTGCGGGCTTGGGCCGCTGCAGCGTCAAGCTGCTCTTGGGTAAATGACATAACTCCTCCGGTTTGGGTTGGTGTGGAAAATTGGGGGGCAACTGACTCAGGGGCTTCGCCCTCGGCTGCGTTCTGAAACTCCTGGCGTGCTTGGGTTGCAGCTTCCAGGGCGCTGTCTATCTGCCATTGCGGCAGCGCGGCGTCAGCGGCTTCCAGTCCATCCTTGGCAATCATCTGGTCGCGCAGGCCGCGCAACAGCCGTACAACCGACTCCAGGCCCCACACCAGGCTGTAGCCGGGCGCGGCAAACTCAAAGCAGGCATCCTCATCAGCAGAAAATTCAACGGGTGGCAACCCATCGATGGCAGGTGGCACCGCACCCAACCAGCCGATATGACGCACCCGCCAGCCAAACTTGCGATCCTTGTAAACAGACAAGGATCGATTGAAATAGGCCCCAGACTCGACACCAGCCTCAAACGCGGGATTGATCTTGGTGAACTTGGCAAACAGGTCTTTACCGTCGCGCTTGTAGTCCTGCACCTGCGCATAGGCAGGGGCTGTGTCTTTGGGGTGCCCAATCACCGCAGGTGCAGCACCCAATTTGTGATTGGCGACCATCTCATCAAGATCAGCCAGGCTGAACGAGGCGGGTCGCCCCTTGCTATCAATGTGGTCGCCCGCTTCAAACACCTTCACCCAGCCGCGCAGGCCTTTTTTTGGTGCAGTGGGGGTGGGCTGCTTATTGGGGGTTGGTACAGGTTTCGTCATGCCCTGTACTTTGCCGGGCATAGGGCTTCAGGTCATGGTGAAACACTTCACCACATCAGGCACAACAAGCTTTTGGAATATGGCCCGTGGCGGGCCTTGAGGCGCTTTTGGCTCCGGATGTACCGGGCTTGTTCCAAAAGGCGGTTTTAAACGGGTTTGCGCGGCTTTTAAACAGCGTTCGGTCCGTTGTCTGATCCCAATGCAGAGAATAAAGCAGCTTGCCGTGCTTTTTCACAGTAGTCCGACAAATTGGTATTGAGCACCGACAGCAATTGGGCCAGGTCACTTCGACGCAACTGCGGCAGTCCCTCATCGCCCGTGGCTTTCTCACACATGGCCAATTGTTCAACAGCTCGGTATGCACCCAACTGACTGTCCAGTGCATCCACTGCATCGACTACCTGGAAGGCGCGCTGCTGTTGGCTGGTCTGCACAAGGATGGCCGCAACCATTGGCGGCGTCACGTTTTGATGCGAATTCAAAGAAGGCTCCCATCGTTTCAAATCCACCCATAAGGGCGGCGACTCGAACGGGTGTGAGAGACCGGGAGACGCGAGAGCGATCCGGCAGGAGCTTGCGCTCCTCCCATTCGAGCCGCCAAAAATTGGTGCACGAATGAAGAAGCCGCAAACTTGCGGTGCTGCGGCTCCTGCCGCGTCTCTAGGGACTCTCACATCCCATCACCCCTTTTTTTGAGGTGACGTTGAAATTATCTCATCTAGACCCGCTCATCCCGAACGGATCATTCGCCTGGCCCGCATAGCTTTTTGGGGCCGGTTCCTCCTCAAACAAATCCATGGTGAGGGTATCGGTGCTATCCGCATGCCCTCCAATGATGTTGATCACATGGCGGCGGCTGTACCCCACTGCCTCGGCTGTTTCATCCACCGTCAGACCCTGCTCACGGCACTGTCGCACCTGGTCATGCCGCAGCTCCCGCAGGTACGCATCACCCTTGGGTAGCTCAATCGTCTCGCCTGCGTATTCCGCCACCAGTCGCCCAAAAGCCTCCTCACCCAGCGCCATGCGCAGTGGGTGATCAGCCCGTGCCTGCTTGGGCACCGACACCCGCGCCCCACCATGCATGCCCACAAGGCGCAGCGCGTCAGAGTCACCCAGCACCCGCGCCAGCTCACGCAAAGCAGCGGGCATGGCTTGCGGCTTGATGGTCAGCTTGGGGGCTGGGCGACTCATTTGGTTTGCACCTCATCGAGCAGGCTGTAGATCGGCCAGTAGTAGTCAAACAAGGCGGTGATGCCCTTGGACTTGGCACCGTTCAACGAACCCAGCATGTTGACCAGGTCGTCACGCTGGCCAATCGTCAGTGTTTCAATATCCAGGGCCTTCACGGCGGCCTGCAGGTATTGCGGCAGATACCGCATCGCCCAGGCTTTAAGTGCCTCAATCACCGCGTAGTGGTCAGCCCATTGCAGCGCGTCCACCTTGACCATGCGCTTCACATAAGCGGCCAGCGCCGCCTCGCTAGGGTCACGCACCTGGCCCAGCGCGTGCAGCATCAGCCACAGGGCGCGCACCTTGCGGCTCTGCGCATCCTGGGCCAGCGTGCGGGTCTGCTTGGACTTCATGCTCGGTTTGACCTGAAAGCCCTTGGCTTTGAAGTGTTTCAGCAACTTGTCACGCCCGGCCGCGTCCAGATCAGCAGCACTGATCGCACCAGTGACGGTGTGCAGCACGTGCTCATAGTCAGCACGGCTCAAGCCCAGCGTGGCCTTGGCCAGGTGGATCAAGGCCAGCTCGCGCTTGCGATGTACATCAGTTGCGGCCTTGCTCATACTGTGACCGCTTTCTTGGCTGTATGGGGCTGGGCGGCACAACTGCCAGGCTTGCCGACACAGACGTACATGTCGAGCAAGCCCAAGGCGCTCGCCAGCCAGGCCACCAGGTAGACGTAGCCAATGACCTTGGCGATAGTGCTCATTTCCGGCCCCAGACGCGCCAGCCGGTGGCAGCAGACCAATGCATCAGCGGTGGGCCAGGCAGCTTTGGAGCAATCACTCGCAACGTCACCCGCTTGTCGCCCCGAAACAGCAGCTCGGCTGCTGTCTTGACCCGGTCTTCATCAGAACAGTCAAAGTCCAGCACATCACGCCATGCACCCTTTGTATTCATCTGCAGGCGGACAGGGCGATGTGTTTGAACAGGCGTGCTCATGACAGCAACCCCTGCTGAGCCATGCCCCCAACACCGCGCTGCAGCTGAGCTTGTTTGCCCGACACGAATCCGTTCTCAAGATCGTTATCGCGCACATTGCGGCCGATGCTTCGGTCCACGGGCTTCACCGTGGTCATGTCGCCATGCTTTACCTGCCAGTAGGACTCAAGCAGTTTGTCATTGACATCACCGTTGGCAAACTTGTCCAGCAGCTCGCGCACACCATAGGCCCAGCCAAGCGCGAACTGATCGCCACGCGCTGTCTTGGTGATGCGTTTGCAACTGCCTGGCTGTTTGCTGATGTGATCAGCGCGTGCTTTGGCACATTGACGCGAGAGCACCTCATACGCATAGCTGGCCACTTCGGCGGCAGCACCCACACCAATGAACACGAGGCTGCGGTGTTTCACCCAGCGCCCGCTGGGAATCTGGCGGGGACCCACGATCATGTATCGCTGACATCCAAATGCCTCTGCAACGATTGCAAACAAGGCAGACTCCCACTTGACGTGGGCTTGGCTGACTGCGGACACCTCCGATTCGGTGATGTCAGCTAGCGACACATCGGTTTCGGTCACACTGTGCTCAGCCATCAGCTTTTGCGCCTGGCGCATGGCTGCAGCGGCTTCGTGCGGGTTCTGGCTCTTCGCCAGCGCCAGGCACTTCTTGATCTTCTGCAGGGCCTGATCGCGTGTCATAGCGCCGCCACGTCCAGAGAGATCGGCACGTAGTCACCGGCGGTCTCATCGAGTTCGTAGAACCGGATGTATGGCTTGGTGCTGTGCACCTTCATGCTGTCACCGATGGCCGCCATGGCGCGCTGCCACTTTTCGTCGTCGATCTTGAGCGTGCGCAGGTTCAGAATACGGCCCACATTCACCGCACCTGCCTTGTCCACCTGGAAGGCGTTGTTCACCAACACCTTGATGTTGTCGTTGCTGCCCTTGCTCCATGCTTTCACACATTCATCCACCAGTGCCTTGGCGGCCTGCAGGCGCTCATCAAACACGATGGAGTCCTGCATGGTGCGGGTGATCTTGAAGCGGCCATCAAACGAGACCAGCGAGACGTTGCCCTTCTTGCCACCCTGCTTCACGTCATATTTGTCCAGGCTGGTCTCAATGAAGGTCTGGACTTCCTGCATGGCACAGAGCTTGAAAGCCAGCAAGTCGGCGCTTGCCTTCTTAGCTGCCTCGGCAAGGCCGGTCACACACTGGTGGCGCAGCTTGTCGATTTCCTTGATCTTCGACACCGGCACCAGGGAGCCATTGGCATCCTTCCAGTAGCCAGGGGGCACAGCTTCTTTTTGTTCGTTCATGGTCAATTCCTTTTCAGTTGTAAAAATCAGGGTTTCTTGCCTTGCTTCAGGGCTTGCAACAGGGCACGCGACTCGGCAGGCACAGGTGCGGCTTTGCTCGCATCGGCATTCCTCTTGGCCAGCTCAGGGTCAATGCCACCAAACACCTGATCCAGTGCCTGGCCCATCGGCAAGGTCTGTCCGCGCACCTGGTAGGTGGCGGCGGATGTGCGGCGCTGGGCCTCGCTTTGCGCCTCTGCGATGGCCTCGGTCTTGTCAGCCAGGCTCATCAAGATCGAATACAGATAGGCGTGCCCCTTCATCGGCAAATCCAACTTACCGGCATCGCGTGCGGCCAGCATCTGGTCAATGCCTGCCTCCCACACCTTCAGGGGCACCTGCCAATCGCGCCCACGGTGGGTGATGGCTCGGCGCTCCAGGTCGGGCAGCAGCTGCAGCACGATGCGCACCTGCTTGCGCAGGGTCAGGCTGGTCTTGGGTGGCGTGAACAGGCTGATGTAGCGGCCCACAGCAGCGCCCACAGGTGTGCTCAGTGCCAGCAGGCGCACCACAGCGGCGCGGTCATCCGCATCGACCAGCAGGTGGGCGATGTTTAGGCCGGTGCCACACACCGGGCAGCTCAGATCAGTGTGTGACATAGAACCACCTCACGCCGACCAGCGCCAAAACGATCAAAACCACCACAATCTGCGCCCGATGCAGCGCTTTCAGGGCGGCGTGCTCATCCTCCAGGGGGTAGACATCAGTCCGCCATTTCGGCCCTTGAATCACGCCTGGCGCAAACGGGAAAGTGGGCTGCGGGTAAGCCTCTCGGGCCACGCCGGGCCGGTCGGTAAACCGGCGCTTCGGGAGAAGGCTGGGGCAAAGGCCCTTGGCCGCAATCTCGGCATGACCCTGGCAAGCCGTGTCGTTACACGCCAGCAGGTCATAGTCTGGGCAGGCGCTCACGTCGCTGCAATGGCGGCTGTTACACACGCCCAGCTCATGACAGGTGCGGGGCTTGCTCATGATGCACTCCTGCGTGCTTTGCCACCCGACACGCTGATCAGCTTGGCATCCGGGAACAGGTCCATCGCCCGCGCCAATGCATCCATGCGGTGGTAGTACAGGCCGTGGTGCTCACCGCGTGAGCCGTCTGGCATCCTGATCACCACCCGGCACGCCAGCAAGGGGGCAGGTGCATTGGCTGCGGCCTGCGGGGCAGCTACTGCCATCGGTGCGGCCATCATTTCGCCACCTCGGCACGTGGATTGACCATGAACAGCACGCTGGCGGCAATCGTCTCAATCATCCGGCTGGTCAGCGGCAGGCCACCCATGCCGTAGTCCCGCACAGCCGGAATCAGGTTCTCATTGAGCACACGGGCGCTGCCGTCGCAGTAGGCCCACAAGGTGTCCAGCACGTTGTCACTCAGCTCACCGGCATCCGCCAGGGCGGCGCGGACCATGTCGTCAGCATCGTCGCGGTGGATGCTCTGGATCGTCTCAGGCCACATGCCCACCCGGCTGCGCACCTGGTCAAACTGGCCGTGTTGCGGTTTGATCAGGCTGGTCAGCTTCTCGGTGCCCACCAGCACCACGCCTACCATGGCCATATCGCGCAAGCGGCGCAGGTGTTCCAGTGCGCTGCTGCTCATCTTCTCGGCCTCATCTGCCACGATCAGATAGTTGGTGCCCTTGAGCACCCGCACCAGCTCGCGGAACTTGCGGTCCAGCCCTGCAGGCACCGCATTGTTCAACTGTTCCAGCAGCTCGGTCATCAGCACGCCAGGCGTCATGTTGGGGCTGACTTCCACCAGCAGGGTCATCGGATTTGACTTGCGATACTCGGCACAGAAGCGGCTTTTGCCCACGCCCACGAAGCCGGTGATCACGCCAAAGTTCTGGTGCTTGCGGGTGCGATCAAACACCACAGCCATCAAGCTGTGCACGCTGCCCCGCACGTATCCGGGTGTGCCATCCTTCAGCCGATCAGCTTCCACATCCAACACGCTCAGCATCTGGTTAAGCTGGCGGGTCGGGCTGCTGACGTATTTGCCGCTCAGAATCTGGCTCAGCGTGCCGCTGGGGATGTCGGCCTTCTTGCTCAGCCAGGCACGGCTTTTCTTGCGGTCTTCCAGCCACTTCTTGACGGTGTCCACCTTGGACACATCTTGCGGTGTGTAGGCAGTCGGGGCGCTGGCCATGCCTGGCAAGGCGTTCTGTGTTTCAGTTGCGGGGGTGTTCACTGGTCTTTCCTCCAATTTAAGAGATCAACTTTGAAATCGTCATCACGGGTGGTCGGTACAGGCAGGGCAGGTGCTACGGGGTTCAGGGCCTCAATGGCAGCGGCTTGGCTGGCGGCATCCACCGGATCGGCGCGACGGCCCTTGGCCTCGGCCACCTTGCGCTCCAGGCGTTTGAGCTGGCCTGCCAGACGGCGGTCGCGGCCTTCTTCCAGGCGGCTGGTGGGCAACACGCCAATCGTGTTGTTGAGCTTGGCTTCCACCAGGAAGCGGCCCTTCTTGTCAAACACCCACACATGGCTGTCACGGTGCAGGTCGTATTCCACGTCCACCTTCTGTGCGTCAAACAGGGCCAGCGCCTCGGCGTAATAGAAGCGGTTGTGCAGGCGCACCGTCTGGCGGCCCACCGTGCACTCTTCACGCGGCCGGGCAATGGCATCCATGCTCAGCTCCACCGGCACCGGTGTCAGCTCGGCCCACACCTGGGCGGGTGTGCGCCCGTTGAGCTTGTCCTGGGGCTGGTCGTGGTAGTGCTCCAGCCAGGCGGTGAAGCTGTCCACATAGGACTTCAGGCTGGGCAGCTGCCGCCGACCCATGGCCAGGTCAGCACTCAGACGGCGGTTGGTCTCAGGTGCCATGTCATCACCGCAATACACCTGGCCACCAAAGAAGAACTTGTCATGCTTGTCGCGCACCGTGCGAAAGAAGCGCTCAATCCAGCCCTTACCGTGCGGGTTACCCGGCAACGCACCGATCAGACCGATGTCAAAGCGGCTGTAGAAACCGGTGCTTTCATCCGACAGCAGGCGGGCGCGGTAGCCAGGCCCCCGGTCCACATACACCCAGGCAGGCACATGGTTGTGCATGCGCATGGCGTGACTCAGGGCGAACATGGTGGACACGGTGCTTTCACTTTCACTCATCCACCAGCCCGACAGGTAACCGCTCTTGATGTCGATGAAGCAAGTCAGCTCTGGGCGGAACGGTTTCCCCGTGTTGGGGTGTGCCACATAGCAATCGGCGGTATGGCCGTCGCCTGCATAAATTTCGCCCACCAGCACCTCGGCCAGGCTGCGGCGCTGGAACTTCTGGCGCGTGAGCCGGTGCAGGTGCTTGCCGATCCGCTCCGGGCTGAACTTGCCCAGGGTGGCGGGCAGCGCCTTCAGGTAGCGTTTCACCCGGCTCTCCGTCGCGTCTTTAAACCCCTCTTGAATCAGCCTTGAAGACACGTCGGCATAGCCCGGCTTGCCAGGCAGGTTGTACAGGTCCACGGCGCGCTCTTCCCAGCCATAGGCCTGGCGCACCCGCCCGGTGTGCTTGGGCAGCAGGGCGCTCTTGCCACCCTTGATGAAGCCGCTCAGCCAGCGCTTGATAGTGGGCACGCTCAGCACATCCACCGTCGCATCACCCGCCAGCATGGCCACCAGGTGCTTGGTGCGCAGGTCTGCCGTGCCCGCGTCCAGTTGCGACTTCAACAGAGCCGCTGCATGGTTGATGCTGGCACCGCCGTTCACCAGGTCCACCAGCGGTGCAATCAATGATTCACGTAAGCCCGCCACCCGGCGTGCCTCTTCACTGGCGCTATCCCACGGGTCAGGATTCAACGCCGCCGAAATTTCACTCATCTGGCGGATGTCTTTGGTTAATTTGAGGAGTGCGCCCATGGGGTCACCTGTATGGGTAGGTGTCAGGCTTTGCCCGGAGCGACGGGCGCACTGGCTGGCCGCCCCTTGCCGCGTGGCTTGCTTTGTGCACGTTCATGCACACGCAGATCGGCTTCGTACTTGTGGGTGTCGGTCAGACGCGCCCACTCTTCGGCAAGCGCCTTGATCTCGGTTGGGTCAAGGAAGGCCAGCACATCAGGTGGCGATGTCAGGCGCTCGGGCACGTTCTTGCCGTCCATGCCTTGGACAAAGCTCTTGATGCTGCCGTCCACCAGCTCACGCACCATCAGCAACCCAGCCAGACCAAGCCGCAGACTGGGTTCCACCCATTCACGGGCTTCCTCATGGGTGGTCAGGTTGTAAATTTCAAGGCCCACAGGGTAGAGAGAGGTGATCGCTAGCTCGGCCTTCTTGATCAGAGCTGCCAGTTCCGCCCGCGCATCGGCCACCACCATCGGCACGCCAACATCATCCTCATCACGCGAGCGGCGCTTGAGGCTCTTCTGTGCCGCTGCGAGGTCGGCTTCGGCTTTGTCACGCGCAACAGCCAGATCAGTTGCGCCGGCTTCCAGCTCGCGGATGCGCAGGCGCAGGCCGCGTGTGGTCAGATCATTCAGATCAGAAAAGTCACCGTCCTCCAGCATCTGTTCGATCACCTCGGGGTCTGCGGATGCCAAAGCAAGAAGCTTTGTCTTGGGCAGCGCCAGCATTTCTGCACGAAACGCATCGGGAAGTGATGTGACGAACTTCGCTTGACGCATCAATTCCTGAGCACGACGTGGGGTCAGGCCAAGAGCCTTCACGCCATCCTCAAACTGGCCATGGCCACTTTCCGCTTTCACACTCAGCAGCAAGTAGCCCGCCTCGACCGTCAACCGAGCAGCCTGGTTATAGGCAATGACTGCACGCGTAATGCGGTCTTCCGGGCTGCCACCAATGACGATTCCAAGACTCGCTGCAACACTTGCATCCGAGTCCGTGTATTCCAAAAGCGCGATCGATCGCGTATTTGCAGTGACAACTTCATTATTTTTAGACATGTGATTGGGCCCCTATGAAGTGGAAGAAGAACTTTCGAAGAGAGGAGATGGGCGACCCCTCGACGATTGACCTAGCGGCTTCGAGTTGCACTTCCCTTGTTGAATTGGGAGCTGTTGCCAGTCGCAGCAGCGTTTGCATTTCGGGAGGAAGCGAAGAGATCGCTTTTTGCAACTCATCATTTGTTTGCTTTTTTGTCATCATTTATCCTTGTTATTGCCACG